CTCTGGCTGTCTAAGACCAATTATCCAGCCTGGCGTCGCGAAGAGCTTAGGAAAGTGGCGCGCTTTCACCCGGGTGATTTACCGAGTGAGTACTTCGAATTCAAAAGCTTCATCAAGCCGGAGTTCTATCCGGAGATTAAGTACCCCCGTACGATTCAATCGCCCACCGATGAATTGTTGGTAGCCTTAGGTCCAGTGATCAAGGCCATTGAAGAAGAAGTATTTAAGCACCCCGCTTTCATCAAGAAGATCCCAGTTGCAGACCGTCCCGGTTACATCATGAATCTTTTTGAAGAGGCTGTTCGTGTCGCAGCTTCCGACTTCAGCAGTTTCGAAGTGTCTTTCCAGACGGCGCAATTCCAAGCTTGCGAGTTGATTCTTCTGGAGTGGATGACAAGCCTCTTGCCTGACAGGGACGCCCTCATGAAAATGTTGACGACCATGGAGATTGGCAAGTTGCGCTTGGTTTTCAAGTTTGTCACGGCTTTCATTGTGGCGACTAGGAAATCAGGCACGCACACCACTTCATTGGGCAACGGCTTCACGAATCTCATGGTGCACGAGTTCGCGGGCGAGGAATTGCGTTTGGGTGTTCTTACCGGTATCTTCGAAGGAGACGACGGGCTGTTCTACTACTCTAGTGGTAGGTTCCCAAGTCCGGATTTCTACGAGGATTTGGGTTTTGCAGTCAAGTTAGAACTACATGACTCTGTCGCTACTGCGAGCTTCTGCGGGATAGTTTTTGATCCGCGCGAAGGCGTTGCTATAGCTGACCCGGTGAGTACACTCATGAGGCTTGGTTGGGGCCACGCATGTTACTATCGTGCTAAACCCACCAAGAGACTAGCCCTCTTGCGCTGTAAAGCAATGTCCTTGGCGGCCCAGAACCCACGCGCTCCGGTTCTCGCCGCCGCAGCGGATTGGATCCTCCGCTGCACAAGATCCATTGATCACAGATGGGTTTTGGAGAGCAGAAACACCACCTGGTGGCAACGAGAACAATTCAGCCACCTCACCTCTGTTGTTGACCGCACGGAGTGTGGTCCTGCCACCAGACAATTGGTGGAGGAAAAATTTGGTGTTACTGTTGAAGAGCAGCGTCGTTTGGAGACTTGGTTTGATTCACAAGACTCCTTACGACAAATTGAGCCGACCTGGTTCAATGACCTGTGGGCTGATATGGATGATAAGTACACACGCATCCTAAGTCACCCCAGTCTGGATAGAAGGCCTGTTTTCCCCGATTCTACGGACACTTATTTGACCCCTAACTATGTGGGGGGCTTGCACGGTGTCAGTATTGGATTTTGAAGAAGGGAAAGACATGTCCAGACGCGCTTACTTATTCGTTTTAGAAGCGCCTTATAAATATCTGAAAAT